GTTGATGGTCTGGCGGAAACTCCTCAGTGAGGCTGTTTGGGTGCGAACCTTCCTCTGGCCTCCTTTCTTGCCTTCCTTCTTCTTCCCCTTCTTTGCCACTCCCTTCTTGCGTCCCTGTCGTGTGTTGCCAGCACTCAACAAGGGAAGCATCTCCTCGGGGGGGACTGTCCAGTCGCTGTAAGCAATTGCCTTCCAGACGTCGTCGAGGGATGTCTCGGTGGCCTCGCGGAGGCTTATCCCGGAGAAGGGCAATGGGGTTGGTAGCGACGCGGAATTCCCATTCAACGCGTGCTGCGCCCTGTTACGTTCCTTGCCAGTGATGGACCAAGCCTTGGTGGCTTTGGCGCACACTGAGCAATTTTCGCTGTGGGCGTTGAGGGCATCGTAAAAATCGAACGTGTCCTCGATGTCCATCAGTTCGAACATGTCCCGGTTATGGGACATATCCGCGCTGAGGCTCGGGGAGGCGGCGCCTCCTTGATGTCCGGGCGCACCGCCGGACTCGGTATCCTGTTGCTTGTCAAAAACTGTGGTCGTACTCATGATGTTTCAGAACGATAAATAAGTAAAGTTGGCCGGAGTTTTTGATAAGACCTTTCGGAATTTGGACCCCCTCTGCACTCGCAATGCATTGAGGAGGTCCGTTGCTCATATTTGTGTTGTTAGTGTCACGACTCGACGGTCAGGTGTGAGCACACCCAGAACACTCAACCCCTCCCGAGGCGCGGTCTTTAAGCACTCCGTGTTACTAACCACGAAGCTCATTCTACTCCAATTGGTCACGTCAGGCTACCCCTTTTGAGGGCAGGCGTGGACAGATGTGACTTCCCAGCATGGTGTCTGGCGGCAGGCTTGTCGTCTTCATGGGACTTAGGGCCACCCGGGTCTGGAGATTACTTACACCCTTGAAAGGTGCAAGCACAAATTGACGGCACCGGCCAAGGAAACCTCGGGCGGTGGATAATGTCTGTTTTCCCTACAAAACGCAACAACACAAATAGCGAAGCTCCCATCTTTGCGTTCAGCCCTGCTCACAGGTTACGCGGAGGTGGTTCCACCCGCACTGGCGCACTCGCTTTTTATTTGTTTTATTGTTTTCTATTTTTTATTTTCTTTTGTTGGGTTGGACGCTGACACTGGGCGCCACCACCTAATGTGGATTTGGAAGGGCCCCATAGTGGGGCCTCCACCTAACGTGGATTTGGGGGGGCCCCCTAGTGGGGTCTCCTCCGAATGTGCGAACGCGCACTACCTATGGGCCTCACCACGACCAGACTAACCAACGATGCAACATTAGCCAGCCTGGAGGTGATCCATAATTCGCGTGTTTCCGCTCCTTGGTCCTCCTCATGTTTACACACTGCAAGGCAGATGATTTGGACGTAGGGTACTCTTTCGAGATGTTAGAATGCTCTCATAACAGTGGGATCGGTTTGGTCGGAATGCGACCTTTACAGGCAGTCACCGACACGCGAAAATGGGGGGGACAACGCCCAGAAGGGCGGAAAATC